TGTCCTGACGGACCACTTCACATATCGTATCGGGATACCTTGTATCCTTTACACGATTCATTACCACCAGACCGACTGCCAGTTTACCCAGAGCAGATTGATTTGCAGACTCGAAATAGATATTTTGTGCCATACAGTATTTGTCTGCCTCGCTATGGTGTGCCTGCAATTCATTCTTTTTATCTTTTGAAGATGATTGGTAATAATGAAAATGAATATTTGGTGAAGGCTTAGGGGCATCAATGATTGTCGGGGGATTGTATTTAATCCTCAGACTCTTTCCATAATTAAATCCAAATGAGAAAGAGGATATTGTCAGAGCAACACAAACCCCCACCCAAGTTATAATATTTCTTATCTCGTAATCCATTTAGAAACACCTCCGGGCAACAAGGTCTACCATAACAATTAGACATATAATTGTGACCAACGGATTTTCTGTCAATGTTTTTAGTGCGTCGATTATGATTGTCATTTTCAATTTTCCTCATTAAAGCGTTTTATCGCAATTGTCAATGGAACCAACCAATTGGCAACTTTTTCTTTGAATATCTGCGGCTCTTCCCCTGCGACCATAATAGCAACAACAACATCCTTGATAGGAATATCTGTCATCTCATAATACATGGCTGCATAACCAGCGCATTGCATGAAATAATCATCAATCCATTCAACCCGTTTAGGTTTATTGGATGTTTTGAAATCAATAATAGAAAGAGTGTCGTCCCACTCAGCAATACAATCGACTCGCCCCGCGATCCCGAGCCTGTGGGAAAACAATGCAACTTCTTGAGCATTAATAACACCCAAACTCTTGTCGAGAATAGGTCTTAAAGAGGAGAACATTTCAACGGAATCTGGCATGGCTCCGTTAATATATTCTGGTTTGTTGTTCAGGTAATCTTCGCAGATTTGGTGAACAGCAGTTCCCCTTCTAGATGCCTGTCCGGAAATCTTATTGGCTTCCTTTTCTCCAACCCTCTTTCGCCATTCAGCCAAAGATTTCCTTTTCTTAGGATCTGAACTCAAGACAGAAGTGATGGAAGGATAAGATTTCCCCTCAACCGAATAATATCTTGTTCCGTCTTTATATGATGTTTCGATATTAGATTCTTGATCCTTTGCGGGATCAAATTCATTATGAATAAATTTTCTCAAAATTTGCCTTAGTTAATAATCTCTAGAAGTCCAATTGATAGCACCTAGGGGATTATTTCTTTTAATTTTTTCAACGACATCTTTAAACTCAGAACTATTCTTTCTGACCCCCAACACTACAGGATCGCCAATATTACTGCCAAGAAGCAATTGCTCTACCACTCCACCACACTCTGAGCAAGGTGCGTTAACCGGATCTTTTCTATTGGCGATGGACAAAGCCTCCTCAAACTCCCTATCACAAGAAGTGCAATGATAATCATATAAAGGCATTATGTCCCCTCCTCAAAAACAGTTTTAATATTATGAAAAAGTTCAGAGGCCTTATCGAAATCTATATTTGCCTTGTTCATAATCCACATTATGGTCTGCGGATCATCATAACCAAGTTCAATAGCCTCTAATACTAAAGGCTCCAAAGAAACTACAAGACCTTTATTTTCCATAATTCGTTCCTATTCTAGGGGGCAGAGCATCAAGAACAAATCCCGCTTGTCATGTCCCTCAAAATATCCACGAATAGCTTTAAGCTTTGTGGTATATGAAGAGCCATCAAATCCTACTTTATCTCCAGTAAGAATATCATACACCTTCTCAATTACTAAATCTTTGGAGCGGGCGGTGACAAATGCGCGAGAGGAAGCACCCTCAAGCTCAAGAATCATTCCTGCTAACCAAATGTAGGTATTAATCTCAACTGGTTTTTCCATTTCCTCCCAAAAATCAGCAGGATCTGTTATTCTCTGCTCATCGGGTAATACAGAAAATGTTTCCTCCGAAGAAACCTCCTCACCAGAAGAGTCTTCTACCGAATCCACAATCACCTCAGGACTTGTTTCCTCTTTTGCCGAATTAAGCGAAGCTGTTGTCGTTGCCATAACTAATCGTCCCTTCCTTTTGACGGCTGCGGTGTACACCAACCGTCTCCTTTAAAAATAATTGCACCAGGGGTACTTATCAATTTTGTTAAACTATCCTTAGCGTCACACTCTGAACAATCTGTTAAAGGATCCTCTTTATATGATTGAAGTGTCCTGATAAAACCTCCGCATTCGCGACACTCATATTCATATAATGGCATCTATAACATTTCTCCAGTAGTATACTTTCTTATTTATATAGCATTTGGGTACTTATTTAAAATAAAAGAAATCCCCACCCCCATAAAGAGGTAGGGATTTTTTCTCAATCAATATTAAAATTATATCCGCGCTTCTTCTTTCGCTTCTTCTTCTTTGGAGAAGACTTGGAAGGCGTCTCCACGACCCCCTTCTTTCTTCTGACCAGCCAATTTCGGATATACTTATTCCATCCGGTGGACAACTCCAAAGCCTCTTCAACAGAAACTTCACCCGACTTCACTTGCTCTTTCAATCCCAATTTACTTCTCCTTTTTTTGACTGGTCGGGGCAGCAGGATTTGAACCTGCGACCGTCTGGTCCCAAACCAGATGCGCTACCAAACTGCGCCATGCCCCGTTTATTTGGTGGAGGTGGCGGGCATTGAAACCCGCGTCCGAACAACGTCCTAGAATTTCTTCTATTTCATTCCCCGTCGAATCCATTCACCCCCATGTATTATATATAAAAAAATGGTGAACCCCCTGGGAATCGAACCCAGAACCTACGGGTTAAAAGCCCGACGCTCTACCAATTGAGCTAGGGGTCCATTGGTTCGGGGCTTTCCCCATTCTTAATCCTTGTGACAAATTCTTGCAATACCGTTTCAAATTCCTCAACCTTACTTCGGAGAATAATTTCTCCAGTCTTTTCTCTATAGATAAGATAATGATCAAGTATCAAAAACAAATATTTTTTCTCTTCTTCGGTCATGCTTCTCTCGTTATAAAAATGGTGGACTCTCTCGGACTTGAACCGAGAACCATCCAGTTATGAGCCGGGCGCTCTAACCATTGAGCTAAGAGTCCTTAACTGGCACTCCCGGCTGGACTCAAACCAGCGACCCGTTGCTTAGAAGGCAACTGCTCTATTCAACTGAGCTACGGGAGCATAAAATATTAAAAAGGAAGATCAGAAAGATCTTCTGTGCCCAACTTCGACGCCTCCCGCGCAAGTCGCTCGCGAATTGAAATCTTCGGAACATCACACGCAGGACAATCTTCGTATGCTACGCAATTACCCCCATCGGATACGCAAATATATCCCTTATCACCACACATTTCACATTCCATGGTATTCCCCATTTTGATCCAAAAACAAGGAGGGACCCGAAGGTCCCTCCTTGAATCGTAGAGTATTGAACGAAAGGAAAAAATTCACTCTAACCAACCGCGGTCTGGTTATCAGAATCCTCCATAGTTTCCATAGTCGCCTCATCCGTCGATGCGGCAGAAACAGGGGCCGAAGCCAACTTGTAACCGACGACCTTCCGACCTTCCTTCAGCGTTTCCACAGGCACTCCTGCCTTTGTTTTAATTTCCCACATATAAGTTGAAAGTCGATACCATTCTACATCAGATCCGTTGTCCTCCAATTCCTTTTTGAGTTCATCCTTTGTGATACTGTCCGGCGCATGATTGCGAATAGCGTCCAATACCTTCTCATAATTCTTTATCTTGCTCATGTTATTACCTCTTGCGTGTGTTTAAATAATGCCACCGTGGCACTAAAAATTTTGTGATTTGAATTAAGTTTAGCACAAGTTCTATTCTACGTCAAGAATAAATCCTCCATTTTTAAAAATTAATTTCATGCCTTGGTAGAATCAACACCACCAACGTTCTGCAAAACCTTTACCCTATTGAATTGTGTTTCTTTGCCACCATGATAAGAAGATCGCTCCTGGCGCTTTGGAGTCATCCGAGCCAAGAAACAATCATTCAAGGACAAGCCCAACGCTTCAGGAGAATCATTTGAGAAAAAACTCCCCAAATTTCCCTTCCTATCAACCACATTATAAACATGGCAACCGAAATTTTGGCTGTATCCAATCTTCATCAGTTTCACGAAAAAATCGTCACGCTTCTTGATCGTCCCAATGTATTCATTGGATTTCAAACCAGCATCTTCTGCCTCTGCGCGGGCCTTCTTCTTTTCCTGGTCGCGGGTCATGGTAGAATAAACACAAGCCACGAATCCAAAATCGGACTTGGTAATCTCACCATCTTTGACCCGGCTATATCCACCACTAAGAAGTTTCTTTAGAGACAGATTAAATTCCGTGGTAGGAGACAATCTAGACAACCACACCAGAGCCTTCTTTGCCTGCTGGGTGTCTTCGGGTATCATTGTCTCGGCACAAACTTCTGGATCAGCCTGAAGCCAACGGCCTAGAATAACTGCCGTGGAATCAGCCGGCGTTGGATTTGAAACCGTAGGATATGCATCCTTCTTGGAAACATAACCCTGAGTGCGAACAATTGCTGCCGCATACTCCAAAGACAATTTCAGATCATAAGTGACTTTTTTACGCGCCATCGGTCGTCCTCATAATTTCAAAGTTCGGATCGCCATTATCCTGGATCCAACGTCCATCCTGCCCCCACTTCTGACAAGTAGGGCAAACACAATCAATCGACTCGACCCACTTTCCGGGCTTGCCGTCCAAACAAAGAACCGAGTCCTCTTCACGAACAACGCGCCAACGTTCTCCGTGCTGGGATACTCGGTTCTTGCCGTGTCGAGTCTTTCCGCGCAATTGCATTATCAAAACCATATACATATGGTACCACAGATCCTGCGCCCTGTCAAGGGATCCTGAAAAATAGTTCGACCCTAAGTGCTTGTTTTTAAAGGGGTTTTCGGTTTTTTTCATTATCCGATTATCTGGTATTCGGGCGCCCTAAGTGCTTGATTTCATTAAGGAATCCGACGCCCTCAGGCGCTCTGTCGGAGGACTTTTTCTAAAACTCTATACAGGGGTCGTCAGGTCGGAAAAGTCCCTGGAGAGGGCATCCTCGGCCTCGTCCTTTAAGCGGGCTTCTTCCTTCTCCCGGGTGCATTTCGGACACGCAAACAAAGGACGATCTCCGCCTGTGAGTCTATCATACCCAGAATCTAAAGCGGTTCTGGAAAGCCTCTCGGCAGATATACCACAAAAATCACAATGTGGCCAAGTTCTACTCATCGTCCCCACACCTTGGACACGCATCAATAGTTCCAATTAATTCATACCCATCTTTACTCGGAATCTTATCTAACATTCCTTCCATGACCAAAGCATTAACACAAGCATCGGCACCCGCCTCAACACCAACCTCAAATGCTTTATTCCAAGAAAAATAAATTGCCATAACATATAATACAGAAAATGCAAAAATAAACAAAGTTACCAACTACCATCTCCTCTTTTAATCCCGATCATTCTCATCCAACCAATCTTCAAAATCATCTTCAGATAAAACACCAGACAAATAATCTTCCGTCGCATGTTTAATGATATTATGTTGATTTCTCCTCTTGGTTTTATTTCGGATTTTAAATCTTTTAGATTCATCAAAATCTTCATCATCATCTACAAAATATTCATCGTTCGCCTTTCCTTGGACCATTTTAAATTACGCCTCCTGCATCTTTGCTGCTGATAAATCAGGCAAGTCTAATTGTGGAAAAGTATCTCTAACTAAATCATACGTCAACCCCTTAACATTCAGAGACTTATCCTTAACAGCCAAAATAATAGCCGCCTCTGTAGGATGGACCGATTCTAACATTTGAATAAAAATGTCTTCCCGCTTCTTCTTATCTTGGATAAAATTGGGACCCGAAACAAAATACATAAACTTCCTTGCCTCACCCTCTAGAGTGGACGGAGTGTGTCCTAAGGGCCCAGAATCTTCATTATATGGAGGAGCCCCAGGAGGAAGCTGCAATACAATATCCGGGTGGTATGCTCCCTGGAGTACCGTTCTCAAACCAAACGTTTCATTTTTGAGCAAAATGCTCTTTCGATCCCTATTAGATTTGGCGTTAGAAATCTTAGTGAAAATCTCAGGTATGGTATCAGTCATTTTATAGTTTCCTTAAAATTCATGAATGCAGTCTAATAACTGCTTCATTCTATGTTCAATTAAATAATTTAAAATTTTAGCTCGCGAGCCTGGATTACCAGCAGTATAATATATAGACAGAATAGTTTCTTTCAAATCAGAAGGAATATAATCAAAATCAATTAATTCACGATTTCGACAAAATCCCCTCCACTCAGAATCAGTCATCTGATCTTGAATTTCAGATTCTGTGTGAAAAGATTCTATAACAGGCAACCAAGAAGACAGCCGCTTCTTTGTAACCGGGGTCTGCCGCTTACTGTCATGCATAAAAACATCATCCGAACTAAGACAATTCGGAATACCATCTCCAACATCACCCCGAATAATATGTTCAGCCAAAAAGCTAACAGGGGTTTTGGTCTTCAAAAATTTCTTTTGAACAGGTGCATATTGCACGACATTAGGATGTTTTTGTAGTTGCATAAAGTCCTTATCTCCCGATAAAATCAGAACCGGCTCTGGGGAACAGGCCTCAGTCAAAACAGCAATAATATCATCTGCCTCTGCACGGTCTACGTCTATCACTTTATACGGGAAATGCTCCTTAATATCATCTCTTATCTTATTTATCGTTTCAAATATCAAAGACCAATCTAAATGTGAATTTGCCCGAGTCTTTTTACGGCCCATCTTATAGAACGGAAAAATATCACGCCTCCAATAATTTCTTCCATCACAACAAATAACAAGCTCGCCATATTCCTCTTGAAATTTAACTCTATATGCCCTAAGGCTGTTCAATATCATATGACGAATAAGGTCTTCATTCAACTCAAACGTCTTATTATATGCCCCCAACGATACCATTAAATTACTAATTGCCACTTGATTCAAATCTACCAGAATAGGCACTTTACTTCACCGTCCTTACAATTATCATTTCATCATTAATGCGCCCAGACACCTTGGTCTCTTTTGCGCGAATATCATCCATCAACTTTCGGAGTTTTACTTTTCCACCAGAAACAACGACCGGAAGAACTGCTTCAGGTTTCCGAATCTTTTTTCTATACGATTGGTCTTCATCCCACTCTTTTAGCGTAGTTCCCTTAATTGCCAGTCCTACATCGGAAACATACTTGTGAAGGAATCTCGTTTTAGTATCAAAGACCCAAACTTGAGATGCGTCTAGAATGGAAATAGGATCAACGCTAGATACCTTATAGTCTTCGTCAACCTTTTTGTACTTTAGTTTAGAAACAATCTCAACCGGAGTCTTAACTTTTCTCTTACGAGTCTTTCGCTTGCTATTACAATTCTTAATCCACTCATCGGCATCTGAAATCAAAGAAGCCACAAACTGTGCATACTTCTTTTGCTTGGCTTTAGTGAGAAATGCATATGCCTCATTCAACTGATCATCTGTACCAGCAACAACTTCTCTCAATTCA